TATTTCAACTTGAATTTGTTGATGAAGTTGCAACTGCTTTAGGTGTTACTAAATATTATTTTCATAATGGTTTAAATGCTGGTTTTACAGGGAATGTAGTTTTTAACAGTATTACTTATAGTGCGATTCCTATAAAAAGTGAAGGTTTTGAAATGACGACTCAAGGAAGTTTACCTCGTCCACTTTTGACAGTTGCAAATTTAGATGGTGCGATTACTGCTTTAATTAAAACTGTTAATAATGTGCAACGTGCCACAAATCCTAGTCAGACTGCATTATTTAGCGGTAATGATCTTGCTGGAACGGTGGTAAGAAGAATTACTACATTACGAAAATATCTTGATGGTCAACCTGATGCTGATGTACACGCAAGATACCCAGATCAAACATTTACTATTGATAGAAAAGTATCAGAAACAAGAGATGCCGTTCAATTTGAATTGGTAATGCCTATAGATAAACAGGGTGATATGCTGCCAAAAAGACAATGTATATCTAATATCTGCCAATGGGTGTATAGAAGTTCTGAATGTAGTTATACAGGTACAAACTATTTTGATATAAATGATCAAGCTGTTGGTAGTGCAGCAGCAGATGTATGTGGCAAAAGACTTACTTCATGCAAAGCTAGGTTTGGTCAATACAATACATTACCTTACGGATCATTCCCTAGTCTTGGTATGCTCAAATGAATCTTACTGAAGATATTAAACAAGAAATATTAGAGCATGCAAAGCAAGAATCACCGAATGAATCTTGTGGCCTTGTACTTATCAGAAAAGGAAGAACAAAATATAAAAAATGTAAAAACATAGCTGAATTGCCAAAAGAATGTTTTGTTTTAGCAAGTAATGATTATATAAAAGCTGAAGAAGAAGGAGAAATAATAGCCGTTATACATTCACATCCTTTTGAACAGCCTGTCCCTAGTGATGGTGATAAGATTGCCTGTGAAAAATCTCAGGTTCCTTGGTACATAGTTAATCCACAAACAGAAAAATGGGGATATTATGAACCCTCTGGATTTGAATTGCCTTATGTAGGAAGAACATTTCAGTTTGGAATTATTGATTGTTATACGTTAGTAAGAGATTATTTCAAAAAAGAATTAAATTTAGAATTGCGTGATTATTACAGGGCTGATGAGTTCTGGAAAAAAGGAGACAGTTTATACGAGGATAATTTTATGAAAGAAGGTTTTAAAAAAGTACCTTTAGATGAAATACAAAAACATGATTTATTATTTATGCATTTAGAAGCTAATTTACCAAACCATGCAGCGATTTATTTAGGAGATCAACAAGTTTTGCATCATGTTCAAGGGAGATTAAGTAGCAGAGATGTTTTAGGCGAGTATTATATAAAAAACACCGCTTTTGTTGCTAGACATAAATCACTATGAAAATTATTAAAGTTTATGGTGAATTAAGAAAAAAATTAGGTGAATCTTCTTTTGAGTTGGATGTTACAAACCCATCTCATGCCATAAAAGCTTTATGTGTAAACTTTCCAGAATTAACAAACTGGTTTTTAAATAATGATGAACAAGGGAATGGTTTTAAGGTCACAGTAGGAAAACAAAAAATATATAGAACAAATTTAAAACCAATGTTAGAACCTTGGTCAGAAAGAGATGTGATGCACATAGTGCCAGTTATTAAAGGTGCTGGTAGGGGTTTTGGACAAATTTTAGCTGGTGCTGCCTTAATTGGTTTAGCTGTTTTTGCTGCTCCTTTAGCTGGAGGAGGGTTTTTAGGAAGTGCAGGGTCTGGATTTTTAGGTGCTGCTGCATCTAAAGCATTAGGTTATATTGGAGCGTCTTTACTCTTAGGGGGTGTAAGTCAATTGCTCAGTCCAACACCTTCAAGTTTTAACGAAGCATCAAAACTACAATCATTTAGTTTTAGTGGGATTGTTAACGTAGCTGATCAAGGATTACCAGTACCAATTTGTTATGGTCGTGTTGTAACTGGAAGTGTGGTCATCAGTGCTGGTCTTAACTCTCAGGCATTTACTATTAGTAACTAAATGACAGAAGATAACATAATCATAAGAGGTAGTAAGAAAGGAGGGCAACCTAGAACTCCTATAGAAGCACCTGATACTTTACAGAGTAATCAATTTGCAAGAGTACTAGATTTAATTTCTGAGGGAGAAATTGATCAGTTTGAAGATGTATTTCTTGATAAGACTTCTTTAACTAATTTTTCTGGTTACTCACGAGAATTTAGAACTGGAACACAAAACCAAACTCCTGTAAGCATGGATGCTGCGGTTGAAGCGACTTCTGCTGTAGGTGTTGCCGTTACTCAGGCTGGTGGACCAATAACCAGAACAATTACTAACAGTGATATAGACAGAGTATCAATAACAGTTCAAATTCCTACACTACAAATAATTGAAGCTGATGGTGATATTGTCGGACACGCAGTAACTTTTCAAATATCTCTGCAATATAATGGTGGTGGTTACAATGTAGTTGCTCAACCTACCATTTCAGGTAAAACAAGCAATCCATACAGTAGAACTTATAACATTCCTATCATTGGATCGTTCCCTGTTGATATTAGGTTAACTAGAACAAGTGCAGATGAAAGTAGTGCAAAAAGACAGAACAGTTTAAATTGGACAAGCTTTACAACGATTATTGATGAATTTTTAAGATATCCAAATAGTGCAGTACATTTTTTAGAATTTAATGCACAGAATTTCAATGCTATTCCAGAAAGACGCTTTTTGATACGTGGAATCAAAGTACAGATTCCGCACAATGCTTCAGTAGATACAACAACTCATCTTGGAAGAATTACATATAGTGGTTTATTTAATGGCACATTAGGGGCTGCAACTTGGACAAACGACCCTGCGTGGTGCTTACTTGACCTTTTAAAAAATACAAGATACGGATGTTCGATACCAGAAGCAAATCTTGATAAATTTGATTTTTTTGCAATTTCTCAATATTGCAATGAGCTAGTAAGTAATGGTAAAGGAGGGCAGGAGCCAAGGTTTTCATTAAATTGCGTTCTTAATACCAGAAAAGAAGTTTTTACAGTTATCAAAGAATTATGTAATGTTTTTAGAGGGCTTGCATATTTTACTGCTGGTAGTTTTGTTGTAAAACAGGACAAACCTACTGACTCTACATATGTAATCAACCCTAGTATGGTTGTTGATGGTTTTTTTGAATACAACGGTACTTCAATAAAATCAAGACATACTTGTGTGACTGTGGCTTATCAAAGCTACGACATGAGAGGAGAAGTTCAGTTTGAAAGGGTAGAGGATGCTGATGCTGTAAGGGTTTATGGTGTTAACCATAAAGAAGTTAAAAGTATTGGTTGTTATTCACAAGGGCAAGCACAAAGATTAGGAAAGTGGATATTAGAAACTGAAAGACATTTAACTCAAACTATAAGTTTTGCGGTATCACAAGATGCTGGAGTAATACTTTCCCCAAGCATGGTTGTCTCTATTGCAGACCCACTTAAAACTCTTTCTCGAAGAGGTGGTCGTATTCATGAAGCAACAATAGATTCTATAACTATAGACAGTACAGAAGATATTGGAACGATAACTTTAGGACAAAATCCAAAAGTAATAGTTGTTCTTGCGAATGGATTATTGCAACAAAAAACAGTATCAGCAATTGCTTCACCAACAACGGCTTCTGGTGGAGAAGATACAACAAAGAAAAAATTCACAGTAAGTTCTAATTTCTCACAAGTCCCTAGTACTGGCGGTTTTTATGCAATAGAAACAGACAATATAGCTTTAGAAAAATTTAGGATTCTTAGGGTTACTGAAGAAGAAGATCAAACATTTTCTGTAACTGCAATTCAATATGACAATTCTATTTATGGCAGAATTGATGTTCCTGTTTGTGGTGTACCTGTTCCAATACCTATTGGATTGCCGCCAAATGCTGCAACAGATATTAGTTTTACAACTTTCTATTATGTCTCAGGTGCGAGTGTTTTAATTGGTTGTGATATTAGCTGGACTCATGATGGTCTTAGAACTGTACAGTATTTTGTTGAATACAAAATTGATAATGATAATTTCCAACAGATAATTACTACTTCTCCAAGTGCAACACTTAAAAGCTTAAGGGTTGGAACTCTAACTGTAAGAGTAACCGCATTTAATTTCACCGGTGGTAGAAGTCCTATTTATAGCGAAACCCATGCTATAACACAAAATACAAGTCCACCTGATAATGTTGCGAGCCTTACTGTTAACCAAATAAGTTTAACTCAAGCTGTATTAAGTTGGCCAGCCTCTACCTCAAGAGATGTCCTTACAGGAGGAAAAGTTGTAATCAAACACAGTACAAATGCTAATGCTACTTTTGCAACAGCAGCTTCATTAACATCTGTTGTTGGTAGTGCCACAAGTGCAAACGTACCAGCTATATCAGGTAAATATTTTGCAGTATTTGAAAATATTCTTGGTGTCCAAAGTACAACTCCAGCCAGTGTTGCATTTACATATTTTTCTGGAAATCAAATTTTAATTTTAGATAGAAAAGAAGATACAGATAGTCCTACATTCCAAGGTACTTTTACAGATGTTGAAAAGTATAGTCCTCCTAATTACCCAACACCTTTAACTGGAATTGTTTTGAAAGGAGATATTTTATGGGATTCTGTTTCTGATGTTGATGCTCTTGCAAGTTGGGATTTTCCAAATAATGTATTGGCGGCTGGAACTTATGAATTTGCAAGTGTTCTTGATTTAGATGCTGTATATAATGTATTACTTGAAAGAAGATTAGCTTTTACAGGCTTTAATGTTTCAACTGGTGCTGCTGTGACAGATGTTGATGCCAAGATTTATGTCAGCACAACAAATGATGATCCTAGTAGTGGGTCAGCTACATTTAGTTCTTTTCAAGAATTTGCAACCACAATGTTAAATGCTAGAGGTTTTAAATTTAAAGTAATTCTTACTTCATCAAATACAACCTCAAATATTTGTGTAACAGAACTTGGTTTTAGAATGTTTATGACACCTAGCACACAGTTCCCGACTGCTCCGATAGCAAGTGGAACGTCCCAGAAGGCAGTAGTATTTACAAATAATTTCTTCACAGGAGTTAGTGCGACTATTGGTGGTGTCGGTGGATTCGTACCGATTGTTAATGCCAATATACTTAATATCCAAACAGGAGATACGATTGCTATATCATCAATAACAAAATCTGGATTTAATGCTGATGTAAAAGATTCTGGAGGGAGTTTTGTAAATCGTAATTTTGTTTACCAAGCCA